ATAATGAAGTGATGTCTAATGTGATGTTTCCAGCAATAAAGAAACACGAAAAATACAGAGGTCACCCAGATGCTTATAAACTTTATATTAAGCCTGTAGAAAGTTGTTGTGATATGTATTGTAAAAAGTTTGATGTTCAAAAGCCAGAAGAAAAGTTTTCTAGAGGAAATATGATTTCGTTAGCAAGACAAATTGCCAAAGAACAAGAGATGCATTTAGAGAACGGCGACTATGAGAATTAACGAAATATTTTTAACTGAAGACGACGGTGATAAGCATATGACATTTTGCTTTGGTAGGTTCAATCCACCAACGCTAGGTCATAAACAAGTTTTTAAGGCAATGCAAAAGACTGGTGGTGAAATGGAAATATACACTAGTCAAACACAAGACGCAAAGAAGAATCCTTTAGATTATTCAACCAAAGTAAGTTTCATTAGAAATATACATCCTGAGTTTGCAAACAATGTTGTAGAAAATACAGACATGAATACACTACCTAAGATTTGTACTTCACTACATGAAAGAGGCTTTAACCATATAACGTTTGTTGCAGGTAGTGATAGACTTGACATGATGTCAAAACTTATAAAAGATTATAATGGTGTCGAAGGTAAAGGACACGGTTACTATAAATTCGAAACAATGAATTTTAACTCCAGTGGGCAACGTGAAGACGGTTCCGATGGTGTTGAAGGTATTAGTGGTACAATGGCAAGAGCTGATGCTGCTAATGGAGATATAAACAAATTTGCACAACATACCGGTGCAGGCGAACACGCAGATGAATTATATGCTGCGGTTAGAAAAGGTATGGGGATCAATGATAACACAGGGGAAAATGATGAATAAAGAATCAGCATATGATCATCCACAAGGAGCGACACTATCTAGAATTGGTAGGATCCTTATGGACAAAGCTGTCACTACTAAAGATGATGCATTGTCATTAGTGCTTTCAAGAGTAGGTGACGAGTTAACACGTTATGGTGCACCAGGTGGTGCTCGTAATATTGACGAATTAGTTAAACGTTGTAAACTGCCACAAGAAAAAATAATGAAGTTAATGAAATGGGCAGAGAGTCAAAAAGACGTTTTAGATAAAGTTAAAAATCCACCTGATAACCCAGATATGGATAAGCCAGGACATGAAGAGAAAGATGAATCAATATGTCCAGAGTGTGCTAAACCAAGATTTGTAATGATGCCGGAAAGCATTAGACAACAGTACGAAAGTGTCAATGAAGCAAAGCAAAAAGGTGTTGACGGCAAGGTATGTTGGAAAGGCTACAAGCGTATGGGTACTAAGAAAAAAGGTGGCAAGACTGTAGACAACTGCGTTAAGATGTAATGACTGAACTAGACGATATTGTTAGACTTGCCGGTATAAATGAATTCAAAGGATACACTCCTTGGGAAGGCAGCAATATTAGTATTAGCGGTAATGAGAAGGGAGAACTAATGAAAAAGCATAAGATTGAACCAGGCACCCCTGAATGGTTTAAGTTATGGTTTTCATTACCTAAGTTTACAGGTGAGAAACCGATATGAGATCATTTGAATTTGTATCTGAAAAAGCAGTAAGCAAAAAGCAACAACAGTTCTTTGGTATAGTAAGAGCTATGCAAAAGGGCGACATGAAAAAAGGCGGCGAAGCCGGTGAAGTTGCTAAAGATATGAAAGTTTCTGATGTAAAGGATTTTGCTAAAACAAAGCATAAAGGTTTACCTACAAAGAAAAAATCCGAAGGGTATGCTGACGATCAAAGAGAAAAAACAAAACGCCAACTAGCTGCACATGATAAAGCAATGATAAAGTCAGCTAAGAAGTCTATTGAAAAATACGAAAAGAACAAGAACAAAAACGAAGAAGCAGCAGGTGTTGGTATTGTAACAAAACAAAATGCTACCGCAGACGTTCCAGTCGGCGGAGAGTATATGAATGTTAAAAAACTGTTTCCTAAAAACAAAAAGAAAAAAACTAAAGAAGATAATGTACAAGAACTTGTTGTAAAACAGCAACGTCCTAAAATTGATGTTATTAATAACATAGCAATGAGAAAAGATAATAATCCTTTTCCATTAAGTTATAAAGATACAGGCGGTGCAAGTTCAGGCGGCATGGTATACATTACTCCAGAGAACGCTAAAAAGTTTATACAGTTTTATGATAGACGTGCAGAAGACGAACAGCAACTAATGCTACAAGCACTAAAAAGTGTTTCAGGCTTAAAAAACTTGTTTAATAATCTCGGACTTGAAGTTGCAAAAATTGAAGCAACAAAAGAAGAACAATACACAAGAGAACAATTACCCCAAATTAAAAATAAACATTTAGATAAAATTAGACATACTGTAGAAACAATTGAAATTGGTGATATTATTCCAGTACAAGAACAATTTATATTTGAAAACTTTAAAAAGCAGATTGATTCATTAACTGAAGGAAACTATAAACCTATTATAGTAGACTGTAATAACAAAATTATCAACGGACATCACAGATATGCTGCATTACAAATGCTCGGTGAAACTGATGTTAAGGTTGCTAAATTGTTTTTAACTGTAAATGCAGTAGTTGAAAACTTTGCTGATGGTAAAAAGAAAGGCAAGAGCAGACCAGGACGTGTAAAGAAGTCCGGTGCTAGTTGTAATGGTAGTGTAAGTGAACTACGTAAAAAAGCAAAGAATGCAGGCGGTGAAAAAGGTAGAATGTACCACTGGTGTGCTAATATGAAATCAGGTCGAAAAAAGGGTAAATAGTAATATGAAACTTAATGAATTATTCAATGCCATTGAACAAAACAAGAAGAAAATGGAATCTGCTACAGCAGGTGCTACAGCTTCTGGCAATATAGCAACTGTTGTAAGTCCACAACTTGCTATTGGTAAAGGTTCTATTGGCAATAAAAGTTACACAGGTTCGCCAGGAAAAAGCGGCACATCCGCTCCAAAAGTACCTAAGATAGTGCAAAAGAAGAAGAAAAACGGTACAGCAGTAAATGCACTAGATATGAAGGGAAACATTTTTGGCGGCGGCAACGCACTAAAGAGATAAATATTAATATGGAAAAGAACCATCCAGATCACGAAGCCGAGATGGCAAAATCAGAATTAGCTAATATAGCTAAGAATGCCGTTGCGCTCTATAAAATGATCGAAGAAGGTGACGAATTAGACGGTTGGATAAGTAGTTATATTACTATTTCAAACGATCACATCAACTCTGTTCGTGAAAAAATGGAGTATGAGATTCAGGCAGATAATGCTATGAATAAAGGAGAACGAGAATACGAAGCTGGGACTTGCGAAAGTATTCGAGATAAACTAACATCAGAGTGGGAGCTCTTAAAAGGATAGCATCATGGACATTAGAAATATATTAAACATAATTCCAAAAGAGGAATCAAAAAATTCAAATACATTTGACGGTACTCTAGAAAGTATAGCAAGAGTAGCAGGTGTTGATTATAAACCAAAAGTAGTTACATTTGAAGGTTACACTGATGACGAAGTTAGAGAACTTTGCCATTCAAAAGACCACGACTGTGCAACAACTGTTAACCATCCAATATATGGTAAAGGTAAACCAGTTTACGAAAGTCATGCTATTCCAGATGATAACGGTAATGTTGAATGGTACGATGTACAATTTAAACACGGTGTAGAAAGAAAAGTTCCAGCAGCAGATATGGAAATTGTTACACTAGAAGAACACGGTGCTGCTAAACCTAAAAAGAAAAAAGCCAAAGAAGATGCAAAAGTTGAAAAAGATTCTAAGTCCAAAGAAGTTAAAGAATCTGAAGTAGAAAAAACTGTAAACGAAGAGCTATCCGAAAAAGACAAAGATACAGAATTTGCACGTTGGTTAAAGAAAACTCACAACAAAGATGTTGAAAGTTTAAAAGGCAACGAGTACGTTGATGCATCAAAAGAGTTCCAAGCATCTAAAAAGAAAGAAGAGTCATTTAGAGCTAAGTTTGATGATATGGTTGCTGAAGCAGGTAAGCCAGACTTTTTAGACTTAGACAAAGACGGTGACAAGAAAGAGCCTATGAAGAAAGCTGCTAAAGATGCTAAAGGCGGCAAGAAGTCAGGCAAAAAAGAAATGTCAGATAAGCAAAAGAAATTCTTTGGCAAAAAGAAAGAATCAGTTGAAGAAGCTGCAGAAGTAATTACAGCAGAAAAAATGCCTAAGAAGAAAGACATTTTAATGATGTGCAGTAAAGGTATGAAAGTAAATGAAATTTGCAAGAAGTATCCAAACTGTGATCAAAAGAAATTAAAAGAGATGTGCGAAGCATGTATGTCTGAAGTTAAAGCAAAGAAAACTAACGAGTCAGTTAACGAGTCAGTTGAAGTTATTAAAGATCCTTCAAACATGTCATTTGTTGAAATGCTAAAACTTGTAAAAGAAAGCGGTGGACAGCAGCAAATTGATCCAGTTGACGAAACACTTTGGAACTGGGCTCAAAGAGTTGCTACTTCAAAAGTTGAAGAGTCAAACAAAGCAGAAATTTTTGCAGGATTGATTTACGAGCGTAACGGTGGACGTTTTGAAATGTATGACGTTATGGACGAAGACGGACTTACTGAGTCAAAAAAAAAGGACTAAGTGAAGGCAAGATGTGTTCAGATGATTGCTGCGGTGCAGATGTAAAAGCAGCAGACTGTACTTGTAAACCGACTTGTAAGCATTGTGATTGTAATGCAGAATAAGTAAAAAGAATTAACCAAAATTAAACTAAAGCCAGTTATTAACTTGACTGGCTTTTTTTATGACTATATAATAGTACTTCAACCAGGAGAATAATTTATGTCAAAAATGTACGGGCCAGAAGAGAAGGCTAAACTAGAGAGATTAATCAAAGAAGGATCAAATGTTCTACGTGAAGTAGAGGATCTTAATGAAGGTCTTAAAGATACTGTGAAAGCAGTAGCAGAAGAACTACAGATTAAACCATCAGTAATTAACAAAGCAATTAAAATTGCACACAAAGACGATTGGGCTAAACACTTAGAAGAGTGGGAAGACATCGAAGGAATCTTAGGTATCACTAACAATCTACCTGCTGGTAACACCGGGGGTGAGTAATTGGAAAAGATTAGAAACTTTTGGATAGACAGTTATACGTCTGACAAAACAGCATTTGGCTTTGAGCTAATTAGTTTTATCTTTACCGTGACAGCCAGTTTATCATTGGCACTAAATGCAAGAGATCCTAACATGGCGTTTATATACCCATTTTTCTTTGTAGGTAGTATAACACAGTGCTATGCTTCAGTAAGACGTGGTGCTGCATGGGTTATGCTACTTACAGGATACTTTGCATGTGTTAACGTGTTTGGCTATCTTATTGCAATTAATATTATTTAATACTTGACATCTAGTCGCAAATATCATATAATACATGTATGATATTAAATTCAGACACATTCTTAAAATGGACTGCTACCGTTATTCTTATAATTGGTACAGGAATTAATGCTTTAGGGTTTTATCCTGCAGGGCCTGTTATATTGGTCATTGGTAGTTTCATTTGGTTAATTGTCAGTTGTATGTGGAACGAGCCTGCACTAATTGTAACCAACCTTGTGTTGTGTGTAGTTGGAGCAGCCGGTTTGCTATACTCACTATAATGAGAAAGATAAGTATTAATGAAGAAGGTAACCGCAGGCCATAAACTGCTTATTAGGTACTTGTCAGCCAAAAGTGACATACAGGAGAAAACATGAGTTACGTAGACGCTTTCTATGACCGAGGGCAAGACACCATTAACGTTGTTGAACGTGATGAAAAAGGCAAACGCCACTATCGAGAATACAATCCAAGACATATTTTTTACTACGAAGACCAAAGAGGAAAATACAAATCCATCTATGGTAAACCTCTATCAAGAGTAACTTGTAAAAACATCAAAGAACTTCGTAAAGAACTTGCTATTCACAGCAATAAAAAACTTTATGAGAGCGACATTAATCCTATTTACAGAATGCTTGAGGACAACTATCTCAATCAAGACGCACCTAAACTTAACGTAGCGTTCTTTGATATTGAGGTTGACTTTGATCCTGAGCGTGGGTATGCATCACCTGAAGATGCGTTTATGCCTATTACTTCTATTGCTGTATATTTGCAATGGATGGAAACAATGGTATGTTTTGCTATTCCACCTAAAACACTTTCTATGGAAGAAGCAAAGAAAACTATTGAAGGTATTGATAATGTTATGCTGTTTGAAAAAGAAAGCCAAATGCTTGATGCATTTTTAGATCTTATACAAGATGCAGATGTGCTAAGTGGTTGGAACAGCGAAGGCTTTGATATTCCGTACACAGTTAATAGAATTACAAAAACATTAAGCAAAGAAGATACAAAGAGATTGTGTCTTTGGAATCAATATCCTAAAAAACGTGAGTACGAAAAGTTTGGTAAAACATCTGTTACTTACGACTTAATTGGTAGAGTTCATGTTGACTCATTAGAACTGTATAGAAAATACAACTATGAAGAACGTCATACATACAGACTTGACGCTATTGGTGAACTAGAAATAGGCGAAACTAAAACAGTATATGAAGGATCTCTTGATGCACTTTATAACAATGACTTTAGAACATTTATTGAATATAACATTCAAGATACTGCACTACTAGACAAACTAGATAAAAAACTTAAATTTATTGATCTTGCTAATACAGTTGCACATGAGAACACAGTTCTTATTCAAACTACTATGGGTGCTGTTGCTGTTACAGAGCAAGGTATTATTAATGAAGCACACAGACGTGGATTTATTGTTCCTAATAGAGTACGCAGAGAGCCAGGTAGTGAGCCTGCCGCAGGTGCTTATGTTGCTTATCCTAAAAAAGGTATTCACGAATGGATCGGTAGTGTTGACTTGAATTCACTATATCCGTCTGTTATTAGAGCATTGAACATGGGTCCTGAGACAATCGTAGGACAACTAAGACAAGACGGAACAAAAGCACGTATCGAAGGCGAAATGGCAAAAGGTAAAAGTTTTGCAAATGCTTGGGAAGGACAATTTGGTTCTGTTGAGTTTGACTCTGTTATGGAACGTGAAGTAGGTAGACAAATTACTATTGACTGGGAAGATAGTGAAAACAGCGATACAATTAGTGCGGCACAAGTATATGATTTGATATTTGAAAGCAACCAACCTTGGATGCTAAGTGCCAATGGTACAATCTTTACATACGAAAAAGAAGGTGTTATTCCTGGACTACTAAAGCGTTGGTATAAAGAACGTAAAGAAATGCAAGGAAAGATGCGTGATGCAATCAAAGCAAAAAATCCTATTGAAGAAGAGTATTGGGCAAAAAGACAACTTGTTAAAAAGATTCTACTTAACAGTTTGTACGGTGCTATTTTAAATCCAGGCTGTAGATTCTTTGATAACCGTATTGGACAATCAACTACACTTACAGGTAGACAAATTGTTAAGCACATGAGTGCAAAGGTTAATGAAATTATTACAGGTGAATACAGCCATACAGGTAAAGCAATTGTATATGGTGATACTGATTCTTCTTACTTTAGTGC